CCTCGCGAAGCTCGTCGAGACGCGACCCAGTTGCGCCCGACTGGCCAGCATAATGCGACCCGCGCTCGACCCCGTACGGGCGGGCACACTCACAGTCCAGCTCGAAGAACGACAACTGGGCTATCGCCGGAGCATTCAACCCCGGCGTCAACCGCAACGGCCGCGGCCCAGCGTTAAACAACTCCAGCGTCACCTGCCCCTCGAACCCCGGATCGATGAACCCCGCAGTCACATGCGTCATCAACCCGAGACGCCCCCACGAAGAACGCCCCTCCAGGCGGGCGGCATGCGTCGCCGGCATCTCGACCCGCTCCACCGTGTGAGCAAGCGCGAACATGCCAGGCATCAGCCAAAACCCCTGACTCCCCGCCAACACGCTACGCCCGTCAACCGAGAACTCATCCCCGAGCGACAAATCGTAGGAGGCAGGCTGCACCCGCTCGGGCAGAAACGGGTGAATCCTCCGGGAGAAGACGTCGAAGATCGACCGATCCGACAGCATCACTCGACCCCCCTCCCCGTCTCGTAGACGACCACGTCCACCCGGTAGACGCCCGTCCCAGTGGCGCCCTCGATCCGCCGATAGTCCGGGCCGACCACATGCCGGTGATCGTCGTCCTCCAGGAACCCCGAGTCGACGATCCCATCCACGATCGGCTTGACCGTCGGATGCATGTTACACGGATCGGCGCGATGCCTAGTCGGATACTGGATCCTCGCAAGGATCCCCACCTGGCCCTCCGGGCGCCCGTACGCCTCCCATCCGCAGTCGGCCACCAAGGCGGCCCCGGCCACCCTCAACTCGGCGGCCCGAGCCGCAGCCTGCCGGTAGTGCAGGCGCTGGTTCGACGAAAGGACCTTGTCCTTCTCCAGCGTCATGACGCCCATCCACAACCGCGGAGGCCGCTCGGGCGCCCCCGGGAACCCCTCCTGCTTCTCCTCCCGCATCCGCCACAAGGCGTTCGAGACGACGCCGTCGAGGCCACGGGACGCACCCCCCGGACCATCGTCCGAAACCGAGTGCTTCCAGTCGTAGACATCGGATTCGAGGATCCGGATAGCCTCCTCCAGGCCGTCCGAGTACCCGACACGGGCACCCTGGTAAAACCACACCCCAGAGGCGTAATCCTCCTCCAGGATCTTATCGATGAAAGACGAACCCATCGCCCATCTCACTTTCTCTTCGCAGCACGGCGGCGAGCAACCCGATCAGCCGGAGTCTCGCCACCCCAAATACCGAAGATCCTCGACACGGACGTCGTAGAATCCTCGATCTTCTCACAGAACTCCGCGCACTCCTCCAGTACCGGACAGGCAGCGCAGATAGACAACGCCGCCAACGGCCGACCGGAATCCGACGGGAAAAACATCTCCGGGTCGGCCGTGGCGCAAGCAGCAAGCCCACGCCACGGCTCACCGCGTCGCCTCGAAACCACTACCGGGCCTCCAGGCCAGGCGCCTCCGGCTCCGGCTCCCCAGTCAACTGGGCCGCCGTCACCGACTCCGACTCGAACTCATCCTCCACACGGGACTCCCCGCGCTGCAGCGACCCGTACACGACGCCGATCCGAGCCACATCACCCGCAGTCCACTCCGACGTCGGCCGCCCGACCCGAGCCTCCAGGCGCCGACGCGACACCCCGAGCTCATCGAACGCAGCCACCGCCGACGCCACACGCTGCCCCAGCGAAGCCGAACCGTCACCCTCCTCCAACGTCCGCTGACACAGCGCCTTCGCCTGCTCGACGAACCACGCCGGCAACACCGAGAAAATCATCTCCCGGAGACGACGGGCGCCCATGTTCGCGTTGTTCTCGTAAATATCGCGCACATCCGTCAACTCGACAGACCCGCCACGCGACCTCGAACGCACATGCGGGACGATGAACGTCGTCTCCGCCCGAGCATTAGTCTGAAGATCCCACGCGAACGCCAGCATCTCCGACTCCGACTCGCCACGCGACAGCTCCTTCACCCCGTAATCCATATGCCCCCAGCACCGGGCGAGCTCCCGAGCAAGATGCACCGAGCCCCCCACCACGGTCTGGCCGGCACGCGGATACGAGAAAAACGCCCGATCGGCAAGCTCGACCTGCCGACACGACTCCTCCATCGCCTCCACAGCCACCGACGTGTCACGCGGAAACATCCGCGCCATCTGCGCCGCCGCCTGCACATCCGCCACAGCCCTGGCCTGCTCGACCACGGTCCCCTGAGACGCCCCGCGAGGCGCCGTATCCGACTGGCGCGGCCGCAGAGACCGCGCAATATGCGACGTACCAGTCACAAGTACTCCTCCCTCAATCTCGATTCCTCCCAAGCCGGCAGACTCACCGTCACCGGCTCCGGCTTGAACGGCGACGGCCACGAACCGTGCCTCACACACCACTCCCACACGCCACGCGCGACAGAGTTCATGCGACGCCCCAGCTCGGCGGCCGTATCGTCCAACGTGTACACGCCCACATCATACGGAGGCGCCTTCTCCTGCACGACGAACACGAACCCCGGACGGGCCCCGTACAACGCCTCGCACGCATCCCGATACCACTCCTGCTGCATATGGTAGCCGTACCGGGCGACAGACTTCGCGAACCCATCCGGAGACGCATCCGCCGTCGTCTTATAGTCCACGAGAACCTCCGGGACGCCCTCGCCGACCGTCAAATCCGGCCGGGCTCGGCACGGAACTGGGCCCTCCAGCCCGTCCCCGTTCCAGTACATCGACAACTCCGGATAGGCGTCATCCCGAGTGAACAGGCGCCCGCACAGGGGATGCTCCAGCATACGGTCGGCCATCGCCTTCACCACGTCGAAGTCACCCCGCAGAACCGGGTTCTTCCCGTCCCGCAGAGCCTCATCGCGGGCCTCACGGGCCGCCTTCGACCTCCACGACGCCTCCTCGACGATCACCCAGTCGGAGCCCGCCCCGAGCAGCATCGTGTGCGCCGCATGCCCGACCTCGAACGCCGGATTGTACGGCCGCTCATGATCCTTCTCCCACCGGTAGCGGGACGGCGACTCCAACACCCTCCGGGCCTCCGAAGAGGACAACGTCCTCTTATCGGCGTGATACACCGAATCCGGCACCCCGGCCTCCACGTAAGGCACGAACGGCTCGCCGGACTCCGGCGCCGCCACCTCGAACCTCGAACCCGACTCAGTCATAGGACTCATCGATCCCATTCTGCGACGCCAGGAACAGGTAGCGCTTCCCGACACCGCGGTCGAACCCGATAGCGCCAGGGATGACAAGATCCCGACGCGTCTCCGCATAGAACTCCGCGATCTTCCGATTCACGATGAACACCGTGTTCGGCACCGGGGCCGGCAGCGGAGGATACACGCGCGCAACCAGCGGACGCGACTCCACACGCACCTCCACCCCGAAATCCTCAAGAAACACAGCCTCACTCAACGAATCATCGTATTCCAGGACGAACCTGGTCTCCGTCTCCCCCGGAGGAATCCGGATCATGCAGCCCTCCGGCGCCGAAGTCGCCAGAAAGACTTCCCTACGCGTAAGATTGACGATCTTCAAAACAAAACTCCTTCCTCGTCAACCATGTTTCCCGTGAAACGCCCAGCCCCCTCATGAAGCTCGGTCACCGCACGGAAAACCTCCACCGGGTCGGAGCCAACCCCGCCCGGAAACCTAACCCGGCCCTCCGACACTACAGGCACCCTCCCGAGCCGGAACCATTCACAGCCCGCCTCCCGGATCGCGCACCCGACGCCGTCCGACGGCCACTCCAACACCGCGGTGTCCATACTGAAAAACCCGGAGCAGAACCCTGTGGAAAACCCCAACGGGTGCGACACGACAGGCGCCACCGAGACCCCGACAGGCACCTCGCGAACCCGACCGTACGCGACAGCCCGACCAGCCCACACAGGCAACTCGAACACGCCGCCCCGCAGACCGCCCTCCATCCACAAACCCAGCGCCGTCGCCGTCACCGTCTCGAACGCCTCCCGGAGGCGGGCGGAGAAACCCGCCCGCGCCTCCGAGACAAACCGGCCGCCGGCCCCGCGCAGACTCACGCCGCCTCCGTCCAACGATCCGGCAACGCCCGGCCCGGACGGAACCGCGCCACGAACCGGCGAGAGAAAAACCGGGACCCGTCACCGAAATCCGTGAACTCCACGATCCCGTCGTAGACCCCCACGGACACCGGGTGAGCGAACCTCGCAGTCGAACCGCGAAGATCCTCCCCGAGCACCCGCGTCGCAGCCAGACACGACCCCTCGCGATCGAGCCCGAACCACGGACCGTCCCCCTT